CTGTGCCTTTTTCGCCGCGCCGTACCTGACCGCCAAGCTGCTTGGCTTGGTTGTATGTCATCCATGTTGGTGCTGTGCGGCCCATCATCCAGAGCAAGATAATGTTGATGCCTTGATAGTGTTCACCATTGCAGCGCTGCGGGAGCGGCATGCCGCCCCCATTCCAAGGCTTGATCCAAGGCCGTGTGCCTGACTCAAGTTGCGTTTTGATCTGTCGTGTTACGTCATCGAACTTTGTCATTTGCTTGCTCCTTCTACCTTCTGCCAGATTTCATAGGTTTCGTAGTCACTGATTTCATATTTGATTTCATCAGTGATGTGTCTGCTGAACTCCTGTCTTGCCATGTCATTTGCCTCATCTTCATCACGGGCATTAACTGACATGAAAGCAATAATGTGTAGGTTGATTTCATATCTAAACATTTGTGCCATCCTTGCTTTCGATCATTGATTGATAGTCTGCCTGCTGCTGTGCCAACTCATTAGCGAATTGATCTTCGAACAGTTTGGTCGTGCGCTGAATGAACTTCTCTTCATCGAAGTCTGGGCTTTTCTGTTTGATCAGGCGGGCGACATGCACAATCTCACTTGGATGCGAAACAGTTGGTGCAACGATCTCTTCAATGAAACCAAGGATAGGGTCATTTGCATTCACGATCATTTGCTTACTCCTTTATCGGCTTGTTGATTACTTACGTTACTGCATCTGTGCAGTAGTGACAAGTATTAATTGCATATGTGCAGCACTATCTTGAGTGATAGATGCCCATGACAACGAGGAAGATGCCGGTAAATCCAACGATGGTTGTTCCCATAGTTTCAGTGCCGTTCATGTCGAACCACAATGATGCAAGGCAGGAAAGAATACCGATGGTGATAGTCAGGACAGTTTCGATTGTGTTCATGATGAAAACTCCATGCAAAATTAAAGCTTACATTTCCGATTGGGGAGGCTGGCGCTGGTGGCTCCCACATCTAGCAAGCCAAGCCAGCCTCCTCTTGTCACCAGCAAGAAGCCGCCGGTCACAAAAAAACCCTACCGACTCTCGCCGGTAGGGCTGTGTTAGTTACTCGGCAGCTTGCGCCTGATACTTGTCCATAATGCCTTGCAGCTTTGCCTTGGTTGGCCGCTTGACCGGAGTGGGCTTCTTGTTCGAAGCTGTAAACTCATCTCCGGTGGCATCTTTGTATGCCTGTTTGTTCTGTGCGATGTAGTCACGCAACATATCGATCTCGCTGTCGATCGACTCGATCCGTTGGTCGATCCGCTCTTCAGCCAGATCGGTGCTGTGGATGCCGCCTCGTGCTGCACCGTACTTTGCAACAATAACCACTAGCTGATCGTCGCTGATCTGGTCGGCGCTTGAGATTTGCACCTTGTCATCGATCAGTTGGATGATGTCTTTCTCCTTCATGCCGATCAACCACTCAGCTTGATCCACCGTCTTTCTGATGAGATTTTGAGTAAGGTATGTGGAAGATCTTGAGTTATTGCCATCCTTGGAAGGGAAGGTAGATACGAAAGCTGCGCTGAAGTGATTTGTAGTCTTGCTCATGATAGAGTCCTCTCTTGGGTTGTGACGAACTAGGTCGTCGATAGTGGAGGGAATGAACAGCGCAGTTTGCTAGGCGCAACCCGCAACACGGAGTGGAGCGGGCAGCGGGTTGCAGCGCCAAACAAGACAAGCGGGGCGAAGCCCCTCGTCTTGGCGCGGCCTAGCAAATGCGCTGGGCATAAGGAATCCACGACGACCTAGAGCGGCATAACACAAGGGAGGATGACAGAATGACAGGACTGCAAAGCACAAAGCGCTGCTTGAGTAGATGCCTGACCGCAGGATGGCCTGTGAGCGCTTTTGTGCGTTGACAGCCTGTATCAAAACGAGCCAGAAAGGGGGGGAACCCAAGGGGGGGTTGATCTTGAAGGAGGCAGCATATGAGCGATGCGGTGCAGCGAAAAGTAACCAGCCGACAAGCGGCCCTAGTGGATACGCTTGTAGCAACAGGGTGCAGCATCACAGAGGCCGCTGCTGAGGCTGGATACGCGAGCGGTGAGAGCGGGAGAGTCACAGCCAGCAAGACTTTGCGCCTACCGCACGTTCAGCAGTACATGATTGAACGAGTGGGTGAAGCTCTTGGGCTGAACGCTACGGTAGCGGCAGCAAAGCTGCTGCATTTGGCGAAGGGGGCTAAGAGTGAGTACGTGCAGCTAGAGGCGAGCAAGGATATCTTGGACCGCGCTGGCTTCAAGCCCCCAGATCGCCACATGCACTTGCATGCTGGTGACATCTCGGTAAGCATCGATCTAACCTGAGCTGCAGCGAGGCGCAGGCCTGCTTTGCAACGCAAAGCTAGGCATGCACATATAAGTGTGATTTGCCCTGCGATCCTAGATCGCGCTGGCAAATCTCGCGACACATAGCTGTGCAAATCGACTATAGCTGTCGTGCCCCCAAAAACTACGTGCCTCCCCCCTCGACCCCGCCTATCACTCTTGTTTTTCCTGTTTAAAGCTTGTAGCATCTCTGCACTAACAGGGAGAAAGCAATGTTTATTCGGTTATTCGTTTTTCTAGGTGTGGGGATATTGGCATATTCGGCGCAGGCTGATTGCGTATCTGATTTAGAGTCTCGTGGTTACGAGGTGAAAAGGTTGGCTGCATTCAGCAATGGCCGCTGCGGGATTGATGATCCTGTGTTGCTGTCTGCTACACCTTCTACAAATTTTTCATCTCCAATAACTCTTTCATGCAAGTTTGCTCGTAAGGTTGGCGAATGGGCCGCTGATATAGATGCTCGTCACATAACGCATGTTGGCGGATACAATTGTCGTAAGATTGCTGGTTCTATGTTTTGGTCACAGCATAGTTATGGCAATGCCATAGATGTTACAGCCATTGACGGCGTTCCTATCAGCAAGCGTTGGCGCAAAGCGTATCGTTATGGGTGCAAGCACTTTACAACTGTGATGACACCTGAGCATGATGAGGCACATCAAGACCATCTACATATTGATAATGGTTGGGGCTTGAGTTGTTTGTTTGATTTTGTGCGTTGATTTCTGAAGCTATAAGCGGCGATATAGAGGCATGGAAATAAAAAAAGCTACATCCGAACCCGAAACTGCCACACGCCCCTTACCTACAGTAGCTGGCGTAACGCTTGGCATGATGCTTGAAGACTTACCTCTTCATCAGAATTTTTATTTGCGCGGTGTTATCAATTCGTTTCGCACTGCTTTTATGCCAAGCAACAGAAGAACGCTTACGGAAGATGATATAAGTGGAGAGGCATTAGAGTTATTGCGTGATGTTGTAACCAAGGTTGCGCCAGATCTACCTGATGGGTTTGTGGCTAAGATTTCATATGAAGATATCAACAGGCATTACAATCTTGGCAATGTCTTTAGGGACAAAAACTTTGATCTGTCTGGTTTCCAAGAACAGATGAAGATGGCCCTTGGTGGGTTTGATGTTCGCCGTGATGGCGACAGGTTGATCGTAGAAGATACATATGACTTCCCACCCCCCGGCGAGTGGCAGCAATACTCAAACCTAAAAACTGCATCAGATTATATTAAAGCGTCTGAAAAAGAACCTGAGAAGAGGGTCTATTTTTCTGCGCGGTTTCTTGCTGAAAGGACTATGGCAGAGGGCAGTGACGACAACATGCCTGTCAGGATAGTCATTCCTCCAGAGCCAAATGTAGTTAACATAGATTTTGATGATGACCCGCCAGAAGGTGCGGCAGATTTTGTGTTCCGTGGCCCTATGACCAACAAGCGCAAGTCACTGTGGGACAAGTTTACTAGCATGTTTGTTACTCCAGCAGAGGCGCGTTTAGTAGAAACAAATACCCCAGATATGCTTGGCAACCTTGCTGGCGAGTTTGGCAGTGAAGGAATGTTATATGGTCAAAGCGCATATGAAAGATCAATAACAGAGTCCGGCATAAGAAAAGAACGTGAACTCCGTAAAAAAATAGTGCTTCCAAAGTAATGGCTAAGACACCAGCATGGACAAGAAAAGCAGGCAAGAACCCCAAAGGTGGTCTCAACGCCAAAGGTCGCGCCTCTTACAGAACCAAGTCAGGCAAAAAAGGCAACTTGAAAGCGCCCGTAAAAGGAGCAGCGGATACGCCAGCGAAGATACGTCGCAAGGGCAGCTTCCTAGTTCGGATGGGCAGCGCCAAGGGTCCGCTGATGAAGGATGGCAAGAAGACGAGATTGAAGCTCTCACTAGAGGCATGGGGGCATCGCGGTGACAAAGCCAGTGCTGTTGCTAAAGGCAGGCGGCTGCTTGCTCGTTATCAAGCAATGAAGAAAAGGAAGAAGAAATGAAGAAGGTGGCAAAGAAAGCGGCAGGCAGTTCAATGCTGACCGCCAAACAGAAAACACTTCCAAAAGCCCTTCAGATGAAGATTATGAAATCAAAAAAGAAAGGTAAGTAACATGCCAAATGTCGCTGGTAAGAAATATCCATACACTGCTAAAGGCAAAGCCGCTGCTAAGAAAGCAGCCAAGAAGGCAGCAGCTAAGAAGAAGATGCCTGCTGCTGGAAAGTATAGCCGAGGCTACTAATGGCTAAGTCTCGTGTAAATGAGGCTGGCAACTATACCAAGCCAGCCATGAGGCGGCGCATCTTTAACCGCATTAAGGCTGGTGGCAAGGGCGGTGCTCCGGGTCAATGGTCGGCGCGTAAAGCGCAGATGCTTGCTTTGCAGTACAAAAAAGCTGGAGGTGGCTACCGTGGCTAAGTCTAAGTCACAACGCTCATTAGTACGCTGGACTAAACAGAAGTGGCGCACTAAATCTGGCAAGCCATCGACACAGGGATCAAAGGCAACAGGAGAGCGTTACCTTCCTGAGAAAGCCATCAAGGCTATGTCTGCTTCTCAGTATGCAGCATCTACTGCTGCGAAGCGGAAAGCTTTGAAGAAGGGTAAACAGTTTTCAAAGCAGCCCAAAGCTGCGCGGCAAATCGCCAAGAGGTATAGATGAGTTTCATGCATACGCTCAAGAAGGAAGAGCGTGAGATCTTACGGCGCGTTGTACGCACTGTTCATATGCAATACTTCCCGAAAGAATTTCAAACTGATTACGAGGCAGATAAGATTATCTCCTCTATAGGCCCATCTACCGTTGAGCATCTTTTAAAACAGGGCGTGGATAGAAAGATTGACCAACTTTAATTTTAAGCCTGATGGCGATGTCCTAAAGGCTTTTATGAAATCGGATGCATTCTTTCGCGGCTTGCGTGGCCCTGTTGGATCTGGGAAGTCTGTTAGCTGCTGCGTTGAGTTGTTCCGCAGATCATTGCAGCAGAAGAAAGGCCCGGACGGAATGCGTAAATCCCGTTGGGCTGTTATAAGAAATACCAACCCACAGCTTAAAACCACTACCATTAAAACTTGGCTTGATTGGTTCCCAGAAGAAGACTGGGGTAAGTTTTTATGGTCCGTTCCCTATACGCATCACATCAAAAAGAACGACCTGGATTTAGAAGTTATCTTCCTAGCCCTTGATAGACCCGAAGATGTTAAGAAGCTTCTCTCCCTCGAACTGACTGGCATTTGGGTAAACGAGGCTAGGGAGATACCTAAGTCAATCATTGATGCTTGTACTATGCGTGTTGGCCGATTCCCTTCTATGAAGGATGGTGGCTGCACATGGACTGGTGTTATCTGCGATACAAACGCGCCAGAAGAAGATCACTGGTGGCCGATTATGGCTGGCGAAGTGCCAGTGCCAGATCACATTGGGCGTGAAGAAGCAAAGATGCTTGTGAAGCCAGATAACTGGGACTTCTTTATTCAACCTTCTGGCATGAGAGAAGAGAAGAATGAAGAGGGGGATGTCGAGTCATATGTCCCTAATGAGGCCGCAGAAAACAAAAATAACATGCGGCAAGACTATTACTCAAACATTGTACAAGGCAAAACAAAAAGCTGGATCGATGTTTATGTTATGAACAGATTCGGTAGCATCCAAGATGGTAAGCCTGTTTACCCTATGTTTGCTTCAGACATGCACGTTGCGAAAGAAGAAATCCCAGTCG